AATGTTTATTTGACAAATTCGAAACGTCCGGTAAAAGCGTTCTAAAGAATGGATGTGAGATAACATATTTATCTTTGACGACAACGGGTAACGTAGTTCTAAAAGCTTGATGAAAATAAGAGCTTTTGAAGCCCTCGGGGGAAACCTCGGGGGCTTTTCTATTTTGGAGAGGTCTTTATGACTGAATTTTGGATGGGCGTCGGCATGATTGCTGGAGCTCCGGTGTTTGGGTTCGTGTCAGCGCTTCTTGCCGTTGCACCTATCTACTGGGCTTTGGGTCGTGTTTTGAAAAAGATGCCAGAGAAAGATAGAGCAGAAAATAAAGAGAAGGTGGACTCAATCGTCGCTTTTCTTGTTTTTGGTGTCTTTTCGTTGGTGGCCCTTGTGTCGGTAATCAAGGGCTTCTGCTTGATCTTCTGAGGTACAGCATGAAGAAAGCTATTGTGGCGGCCATTGCGGTTGCCTTTTTCGTTTCTACAGCTGCGGAAGCACGAGGTGGTCGTGGGTTCAGCGGTGGGCGTTCGTTCTCCCGTCCTGCTCCGACGAAGAGCTATGCACCGAAGCGCACGACCGTCGTGAAGAAGAACACGACCGTCATCAACCAGACGGTGAATCAGGTGCCGTCATCTTCCAGCGGTGGCTTCTGGTCTACTGTTGCCGGATCGTTCGCAGGATCGATGGCAGGCAACGCTGTCTACGATGCTGTGACTGATGACAAGGGCCAGGAGCCGGTGCAGGCTCAACAGCAACAGCATTGAAGATGAAATGTCATCTCGTGCGTTGCTTATGGAAATGGCTGCGGCAGAGGGATCTGGGTCCTGCTGGGGATTTTGACCCCGTGCGGCTCTCGCGAGTCCCGAAACCCGGCTAGCTACAACTTTAAAAAAAGTGGCAACCAGCGACTGTAGTTTACGCTTGTTGCGTCCTGTAGGTGTTGAACATCTGACGAAAAAACGAGACGATGGTTTTAGAAAAACGAACGTGCAAGGAGGGACGGGGATATGGCTGAAAACTCCGCCAGCGTTGGCGTTCGTGAGTTTGCTCGCCAGATCGGAAAATCGCATACATGGGTTTACAAGCTCCTCAAAGAAGGAAAGCTTCCGCGCAATGAAGACGGGACGCTGCCTGTAAACGAAGCCTTTGCTGCTTACGACAAGTTGACACGCGGTACAGAGCGTCAACCGGAGGAGTTGCCAGACGATGACAACGCCCCGATGTCTCCAAAAATGGCCAAAGCTCAAAACGTCACCGAAGCCTTCAACAAGGCTCGGGCGATGGAAAAGACGTACCAGGCCAAGTTAAAGGAAATCGAATTCAAGCTGAAGCAGGGCGACCTCGTTGAAAGCGCAAAGGTCCGTCAGGATGCTCAGGCAACCGCTTCCGCGTTACGAGCTCGGTTGATGTCAATCCCGGTTCGAGTGGCCGGATTGTGTGAAGGCCGAACTTCACGCGAAATCGAGGAAATCCTTGAAGGCGCAATAGATGACGCCTTGAAGGAATTCAAAAAATCGGAGTTCTAGCATGGGACTGTGGGCAGACATTTTTAAGCAAACGTGCAAGCCTCGTTCTCGCTTGACCGGTAGTCAATGGGCGGACAGGTATCGCTCGATTCCTGCCGGTACGAGTCCGGAGCCTGGTGAATGGCGCACGGATCGAACGCCGTATCTTCGAGAAGTGATTGACTCGGCAACCGACAAACTCACGGAGACCGTTGTCTTTTGCGCGAGCTCCCAGGTTGGAAAATCTGAAGCGCTGCTTTGCATTCTTGGCTACTTCGCCGATCAGGAACCCGCGCCTCAGCTGATGCTGCAGCCGACTGTGGAAATGGCAGAAGCCTTCTCAAAGGAGCGCATCGAGCCAATGTTTCAGGTCTCTGTCGGGCTTCAAGGGAAACTCGAGGAAGGAAAGGACGGGCGAGGCTCGGCCAAGAAGTCGAGTACGACGATTCGCATGAAACACTATCAGGGCGGCTATCTCGCTCTGGTCGGAGCGAACTCTCCTGCCGGTCTTGCGTCGCGTCCGATTCGCGTTCTTCTCTGTGACGAAGTAGACCGCTACGGTGAAACGAAGGAAGGCGATCCTCTGAAACTTGCTATCCAACGTACTCAGAACTTCGGGAACAGGAAGATCATCATTGTGAGCACGCCGACCATCAAGGGGGCGTCCAAGATCGACGACTGGTACCAAAAGAGCGATAAACGCGAGTTCTATGTGACGTGTCCGCACTGCGGCGAGGAGCATACGCTCAAGTGGGACTACGTAAAGTGGGCCAAGGATGAGGACGGAAATGCGCTGCCCATGACGGCTGCGATGTATTGCCCGGAATGCGGTGCCAAAGAACGTGGCCCTTTCAAGCCTGACTTGAACATTCTGGCAACTGGAAAATGGAAAGCTACCAATCCGAGGAGTCGCATCAAGGGTTACCACATCAATGCCCTTTATTCGCCGTGGGTTAATTTGCACGACTTGGTTGAAGAGTTTGTTTCGGTCAACAAAGAGCGAGACAAACGCGGTCTGATGGAATTCAAGAACCTGAAGCTCGGCGAGGTCTGGGAGGAATACAACCTCGCTGAAGACAAATGGGCGACGCTCTACGCGCGGCGTGAAGAGTACCCGGCCGATGGTTCGTTGCCAGAAGGCGTCCTTCTCCTAACTGCGGGTATCGACGTTCAGCACGATCGATTGGAATGTTCCATCTATGGGTGGGGCATCGGTCGAGAGTGTTGGGGTATTGAGCACCGGGTGCTTTATGGCCGCCCTGACGATCCGGCAACGTGGCAACAGCTCGATGCCGTCCTTCAGCGGCAGCACGTTATGCAGAACGGTGTACGCATCGCCGTAGCTTGTGCTTTCGTTGACTCTGGTGACGGTACGTTTACGAATCGGGTCTATCAGTACACGAAGGCCCGCGAGCGAATGCGCGTTTTTGCAATCAAAGGACGCGGCGGCATCGGTGTCCCATTCATTAACCCTCCGACGAAGAGTAACGCAATGAAGGCGATGCTCTTCACGCTTGGCGTTGATGGTGGGAAGTCACAAGTGATGGACCGACTTGACAATGATGAACCAGGTCCAAATTACGCTCACTTTGCTTCCCAAGAGGACCGGGGCTTTACAGAGAGCTTTTTCAAGCAACTGACCTCAGAAGTTTTTGAGAGCGTCTTTGATCGTGACAAGGGCACGAGAAAGATGGCTTGGAAAAAGATTCGAGAGCGAAATGAGGCGCTTGACTGTGCTGTCTATGCGACGGCGGCTGTCGAGCTTCTCACGCCCAATTTTGAATATCTGGCTGAGTTTTATGCGAACGGAGGAGCGCTCAAACAGCAAACCGCACCGCGCAGACCGCGTGGGACCCTGTCAAAGGGGATTACCTTGTAAAGGAGTTGATGCTTCGTGGCACAACAAAAGACGCAGATCGAATACGTAAATGTTGACGATCTGAAAGCGTACGAGCGAAACGCCCGAACGCATAGCGACGAGCAAGTGAAGCAAGTCGCAGAGTCGATTAAGGAATTTGGTTTTACAAATCCGGTTCTGATTGACGAATACAACGAGCTCATCGCGGGGCATGGCAGGACCGCTGGTGCAAAGCTGCTCGGCATGAAGGAAGTGCCGGCGATCCGTTTGAATGGGCTCACTGACGCGCAGAAGAAAGCGCTGCGCATTGCCGACAATCAGCTGGCACTCAACGCCGGATGGGATGAGGAGCTTCTCCGCATCGAGCTCGGTGAACTTCAGGAACTTGACTTCAACCTCGATGTCATGGGCTTCTCTGACGAAGAGCTCGACCTTCTGCTTGATGGGACCGGCTCGATTGATGACGACGAGGAGCACGGGAAAGACGCTGAGGAAATCGCGGAACCGTCAGAAGACCCGGTTGTCAAGCCTGGCGAACTTTGGCTCCTTGGGGACCATCAGCTGTTGTGCGGAGATTCAACACGCATCGATGATCTTGTTCGCTTGTGCGAAGAAGGCAGCGTCGATCTGTATTTGACCGACCCGCCTTACAACGTGGCCTACGAAGGCGCGACGAAAGACAAGCTGACGATTCAGAACGACAACATGTCGGACGAGAACTTCCGAAAGTTCTTGATTGATGCCTTCTCTACTGCTGATTTTGCCATGAAGCCAGGAGCGTCTTTCTACATCTGGCACGCGGACGCTGAAGGCTACAACTTCCGAGGCGCGTGCCGAGACAACGCGTGGAAGGTGCGCCAGTGCCTTGTGTGGAACAAAAACTCTCTTGTTCTTGGTCGTTCTGACTACCAGTGGAAGCATGAGCCGTGCTTGTACGGCTGGAAGGAAGGCGCGGGGCATGCCTGGTACTCGGACCGTAAACAAACGACGGTTCTCGACTTCGATAAGCCGTTGAGGAACGGGGATCACCCGACGATGAAGCCGGTTGATTTGTTTGAGTATCAGATCGGCAATTCCACAAAGAAGGGCGACGTCGTTCTCGACAGCTTTGCCGGCTCTGGCACGACCGTCATTGCTTGCGAGAACACCGGTCGTAAGGCTCGGGCGATGGAGCTCGATCCTCGTTACTGCGACGTCATCATCAAGCGTTGGCAGGACTTGACTGGAGAGGATGCGGTTCGTGAAGACGGCGTGACGTTCAACAACTGCAAGTAATCACAAACAAAGGAGGCAACGAGATGCCTTGGATAACAGTAGACGAGGCCCGCGCGAATCTGAAGATGTGGCTCGATGCAGAACGCGCGGTTGCCTCTGGCCAGTCGTATCGAATCGGCACCAGACAGCTGAATCGTGCGTCGCTTTCTGACATTGCTGCCAGAATCAAGTACTGGCGCAACGAGATCGACAAGCTTGAAAACGGACGCAAGGGGGCGCGTGTGATGCGTGCTGTCCCTCGCGACCTGTAAGGAGGCTTGCAAATGAATCTGCTTGACAAAGCGATCAATACAATCAGTCCTGAGCGCGCATTGAAGCGCTATGAAGCCCGCCGAAAGCTTGAGATTTTGAACTCCGGCTATTCGAGGCACGGTGGTTCATACGCAAAGAAGTCCTTGCTTGGATGGCTATCTGGCGGAAGCGATGCGGACGCAGACATTGTTGATAATTTGGAGACGCTTCGCAATCGATCGCGCGACCTTTACATGGGGTCGCCTCTTGCGACAGGTGCACTCAAGACCGTTCGAACGAACGTCGTTGGTTCTGGGCTTGCGCTGAACGCTCAGGTGGACGCGAAGTTCCTTGGCCTTACCGAAGAGCAGGCGAAGGAATGGGAAGAGAACACCGAGCGCGAGTGGCGCCTATGGTCCGAAAGCGTCAACTGCGACGCCGAGCGCCGGCAGACGTTCTTTCAGCTTCAATCGTTGGTGCTCCTCTCTGCGTTGATGAGTGGCGACGTCTTTGTGACGATGCCGGTCATTCCGCGCAAGGGCTGTGCCTACGACCTGCGCATTGGCCTCATCGAAGCCGACCGCGTGTGTAACCCGCTCAATGCTTCTACGACTGCAAACATTCTTGGCGGCATTGAGGTCGGGACATACGGCGAGACCGTTGCTTACTGGGTAGCAAAGCACCATCCGGGTGCGATCCCTCGAATGGGCCAGGACCTGCAGCAGGAATGGAAGCGCGTGCTGGCCTTCGGAACAACGACCGGGCGACGAAACGTCCTGCACATCATGGCGGACGTTGAACGTCCGGCACAACGCCGAGGCGTGCCGATGCTTGCTCCTGTCATCGAGGCCTTGAAGCAACTTTCCCGATATTCAGAGGCAGAGCTGATGGCGGCGGTCGTGTCCGGCATGTTCACGGTCTTCGTCAAGAGCAACACTTCCGATTCTCCACTCGGGCAGGCTTTCAATCCGGCGATGCAAGTCGACAAAGATCCTAACGCCTATGAGATGGGGAACGGGTCGATCGTCGCACTTGATGAGGGGGAAGAGGTTCAGATTGCGGACCCGAGTCGACCGAACCCCAACTTTGATCCTTTCGTGATTGCTATCTGTCGCCAGATCGGTTCGGCGCTTGAGATTCCTTACGAGTTGCTCGTGAAGAACTTCACTGCGTCCTATTCGGCTTCCCGTGCTTCGCTTCTCGAGGCCTGGAAGATGTTCCGCATGCGACGCGAATGGCTCGTCGGGAACTTCTGTCAACCGATTTATGAGGAGTGGCTCACAGAAGCTGTTCTGAAGGGCCGTGTGCAAGCACCCGGCTTCTTCGACGATCCGGCCATTCGTGCTGCCTGGTGCGGGGCTGAATGGTTCGGCGATGCGCAGGGACAGCTCGATCCGAAGAAGGAAGCGGAGGCCGCGAAGATTCGTGTCGATGAAGGCTTCAGTACTCGCGAACGTGAGGCTGCGGAGCTCACCGGTATGAAGTACGACCAAATCCACGCGGTACGCAAGCGCGAGGAGGCAATGCGTCGGGCCGACGGGCTGAGTGTTACTTCACCAGTGCAACCGGGGCCGGAACCGGATAAGGAGGAAGAGGAAAAAGATGAATAAGTTCTGGAATGTGAAGGCCAATGGCGGCAAGGCAAGTCTTGACCTCTTCGGCTATGTCGGCGGGTCGAAGGACGATCCGTGGGGGAAGGGCTTCAACGAGTCTGAATTTCTCGCGGACTTCCGAAAAATCCCGTCCGATAGCCCTCTAGATATTTCGATCAATTCGTTCGGTGGTGCCGTTTATACGGGCTTGTCCATTTATTCGCTTCTCAAGGCGCATAAGGGACAGATCACCTTCCGAATTGACGGCGCTGCTATGAGTGCCGCGACGATCATCACGAGCGTGCCTGGCGCGAAAGTCATCATGCCGAGGGGCTCAATGATGATGATCCACAAGGTCAGCTCTGTTGCCATCGGTACGACGGACGACATGAGAAAGGCGGCCGACGACATGGAGAAGCTTGAGGAAAACCTCATCAACATCTATGTCGAAAAGACCGGGCGCACGGTTGATGAGATCAAGGAAAAGGTCAACGCCGAGACGTTCTTCACTGCTGAAGAGGCTGTGGAGTTTGGTCTGGCTGACGAGATTGATGAAACGACGGAAGTCAAGAACACGGCTTCTGGTGGCTTCGTCATGTTAAACGGCCTGAAGGCAGATTCGCGTTTCTTTGCGAATGCGCCGAAGGGCTTTATTCACGCGGAACAGCCCAAAGCATCCGCAGTTCAAAAGGAGGTTCACAAGATGAATCTGGAAACGTTGAAAGCGGAACATCCTGAGCTTGTTCAGGCGATCCGCAACGAAGCAATTGCCGAAGGTGCTGCGCAGGAACGCGCTCGCATTCAGGCAATCGAAGACATCGCTGTTGTCGGTCATGAAAACCTTGTAAATGCTGCAAAGTTCGACGGCAAGACGACCGCCGAGGCGCTTGCTGTTCAGATCCTGAAGGCCGACAAGGCTCGCGGTGCACAGATGCTCAAGGATCGCAAGAACGACGCGCAGGCGCTTGAAGGCATCGAAGCCGAAGGTAACGAGGGGCTTGATCCGAAGGCCGAAGCGAAGGCAAAGCAGGACGCCGAAATGAAGGCGGCCATTGAAGCCGGTGCGCGAGCCTTCGCTCGCAAGTAAAGGAGGAAGAAGAAATGGCAATGCAAGAAACTTTCACGACGACGGTTGACAACCTGTTTGCCGCGTCGCAGATCATGCCGGTTGTTGCTGACAGCATGACGGTTAAGACCAGCCAGGGCGTGCTCAAGCGTGGCGCTCTGCTTGATAAGGACGGGACGCTCTGCAAAGTCGACTCTGGAAAGACGACGATTTCTGCAGTGTATGCAGTCCTTGCCGAGGACGTGGATACGGCTTCCGGCGACAAGGTCGCCGCTGTATATCTCACCGGCGAATTCAATGAAGATGCTCTTTCTTTTAACGCTGAGAACAGCGCCGCCGTTGCGGACTTCAAGCCATCTGCTCGTCAGGTCAGCATCTTCTTCAAGCCGAGCATCTGAATTTAGGAGGAAAACAACATGGATATGTTTACTACTCGCACTATGCTCGCGATGGTCGAAGAAGGCCAGAAGAGCAATAACACCTGGTTGCGCGATCGTTACTTCACGAATCGTCCGACCTTCCACACCCAGAAGATCGATTTCGACATCATCGGTCGTGGCGGTCGCAAGATTGCGCCCTTCGTCAACCCGAAGGTTGGCGGTGTCGTGCTGACGCGTGAAGGCTTCCGCACGGAAAGTTACGAAGCGCCGGAAGTTTCTCCGATGCGCGTGACGACTGCAGAAGACATGCTGAAGCGTCTGCCTGGTGAAACGATCTACTCCGCCAAGAGCCCGACGCAGCGCGCTGCAGAAATCCTTGGCAAGGACCTGTCCGACCTCGACGACATCATCACGCGTCGTGAAGAGGTCATGTGTGCTGAGGCTCTTTTCACTGGCAAGGTGACGGTGAAGGGCGAAGGCTATGATGAGGTGCTCAACTACTGGGCTCACCTTGACACGAAGGATCAGCCGAAGACCACTCTGCAAACGAAGTGGAACACTGCTGAAGCCGCTCAGATCATGAGCGACCTCCGCACGCTTCGTCGCACGATGATCCAGTCCGGCGGCTTTACTCCGCACGAGCTTATTTGCGGCTCGAAGGTGGTCGATACGATTCTGGACAAGCTCATGACTGCCAAGGAGCTCGATATGCGTCGCGTCGACATGGGCGCGATTGACCCGCAGCACCTGCCAAATGGCGTGACGTACTGGGGCTATCTCAAAGACTCCGGTCTTGACATCTACTCTTACGACGAGTGGTACCTGGACGATGCAGGCAAGGAGCAGCCGATGGTTCCCGAAAACCTCTGCATGCTCGCAAGTCCGAATGCCAAGACGATGCTCGCCTACGGCCTTGTCGCGCTGACTGGTGACGAAGCGATCAAGTTCTACGAAGGCGCTCGCGTTCCGGACTCTTGGGTTCAGCGTGCGAATCCGTCCGGTCGCATCGTGCAGATCAAGAGCCGTCCGCTGCCGATCATCCAGCAGATTCACGGCTTCCACGTCATCGAAGCTCTCTAAGAGCAACAAAAACAGAATCAGGGCAGGCAATGCGACCTGCCCTTTTTCGTAGGAGGGACAGAAATGAAAGTTGTTCTTTTAGAAAACCTCCTCATTTCCGGCAAACGCTACGCGGCAGGTGAGGAGATCGAGGTTGACAAGGCGGTCGGCCTTCAGCTGCTCAAGGAAAATCTGGCGCTTGTTGGTGTGAATGAGGTCGAGGACGACCCTGTCGAAGAAGCTCCGTTGCCGACGCCGGAGGCCGCTTTTGCTCCGATTCCCGAAGCAGAAGATGAGCCAGAAGTGGAAGTCAAGCAACCTGTCAAGCGTCGCACGACGAAGAAGGTGGCGGGATGAGTGCCTTCAAGGATTTCGTTGCTGCTGACGTGCAGAACGTCTTCATCAATTTGGACGAGTTTGCCGAGGAGCATGAAATCGGCCATGAGGTCGTGCCCTGCATCCTTGACAAGATCATCACTCAGGCACACGACAACGATTCATATCTTGGCGTTTTTGTCAACCAACTGACGATTTATGTCGAAGTTGGATTGATCGAAACACCAGTAGAGGGGGCGCCTCTCAATGTTGACGGCTCGCTTCATCTTGTCAAGTCCGTCAGCAATGAAGGCGGCGTGCTCGTCATTGTGACGGAGGCGAACGATCAATGAGCGTCCTAGTCAGGCTGAAAGCGGATGATGATGCACTGAAAAATGTTGAGGCCATGTTGCATGGTGTCAAAGGCGGGGTCGAGAAGGTCACGATGCGAGCTATCAATCGAGCTCTTGGCTCCGGGAAAACAGCGCTTTCTAAAGGTATTCGCGAGACTTACACGGTCAATGCCGCAACTGTGAACGAGACGATTTCCATTCGTAAAGCCTCAGCAAGCAATCTTGAAGGAACCATTGTGTCGAGCGGCAAACCGTTGTCTGCTAGACACTTTAGCCATTCGCCCGAGGGAAAAGACACGACTGGTGCGGAACGGAAACGGATTCGAGTGACCGTCAAAAAGGGCGGGGGCGGCAAGTACAAGACGGGCTTCATTTGGGATGGCGGATGGGGCACAGATAAGCACGCCATCTACATCAGGTCTGGCGGAAAGATCAAGGCCTCAAAGGGCTATCACGCAGGAAAGAAGTACAAGGTCGACAAGGTCAAGAAGGTGTCCGGTCCCTCGGTGCCTCAGATGGCTGGTAATGACGGCGTACGAGAACGCGTCCAAGAGCGTGTGCAGGAAGTCTTTGTGAATCGTCTTGACCACGAGGTCAACCGTATTTTGAAGTTGTAGGAGGTGGCCGTATGGTCGAAAACGAACTGACGCGTGCAATTCGCGAATTGGTTGCAGAGGCTGTGAAGGACTTTGCGTTGCCAACGAAGCCGGAACGCGGTTCCGAAGAGGGAGTGCTTCGCGCTCCGAAAGTCGTAAATGGGTATCTACCGCCCAAACGATCTGGTCAGGACGACGACTTTCCTTTCGTTCTTGTCAGGGCCGACGAAGGCGCGACAGAGCAAGACTCAACCGAGGTGCGGGTTTCGATCATCGTCGGGACCTATTCGGAAGAATACGACGGGCACGAGTACTGCCTGAACGTCATGTCCCGCATTCGCACTGCGCTTTGCTCCTTGCCAGGAATGGTTCTTGCTAATCGGTATCGGCTGAAGCATCCGATCAAGTGGAGCACCTACGCAGAGCAGCCCTACCCGTATTGGCAGCTCGACATGCAGACGACGTGGGACATCCGCACGCCGCAGCCCATAGATCAAGAGGAGGATTTCTTATGACAACAAAGAAACCCGCAACTAAAAAGGTATCGACCAAAGAGGCCAAGGCCGTCGTTTACGTCGGTCCAACGATTGGTGGCGGTGCCCTGATGCGCAACGCGGTTTTCCGCGACGGAGCGTTTCCGCCGCACATTGCGTCGATGCGCGAAAAGAGTGAGGCCCTTCGTGGTCTCTTTGTCCCAGTGTCTGAACTGGCGACAGCGCGAAAGCGCATCGGTGTGAAGGGCGACATCCTGAACGCCTATGTGCGTCAACTCAAAAATGAACTCTAAGGAGGTCATCAAATGGCATACAACCACGGGGTAAAAATCTCCGAAGTGCCGACTTCTATCCTGCCGCCGGCGCAGGTGGAGGCGGCCATTCCTTTCATCGTCGGGACGGCTCCGGTCAACATGACCGATCCGACCAACGTCAACCGCCCGACGCTTTGTTATTCGTACGATGAGGCGGTCGTTGCCTTTGGCTACGTGCCGCCGGTAGAGGACAGCGCAAGCGGTCTGAAAAAGTACGACTTCACGCTGAGCGAAGCGATCTATTCACAGTTCGCTCTTTTTGGCGTCGCACCGATCATCATTGTCAACGTGCTCGATCCTGCGAAGCACAAGAAGACGGCGACGGCAACGACCGTGACGCTTGATTCCAAGACCGGTTCTGCAACGATTGCTGAGGCCGGCATCATCCTGTCTACCTTGAAAATCTCTCAGGACGTTACGACCTATCAGGAAGGCACGGACTTCGTTGCAACCTTCAACGATGAAGGCCATCTGGTCATTACGTCGAAGAAGGACGAGGACAACTTCAAGGTGCCGGTTGGCGCGTCGCTGACGTTTGCAGCTGAAAAGCTCGATCCGTCTGCTGTCACGAAGGATGAAATCATTGGCGGCGTTTCCGTTGATGGTGTCAAGAGCGGCCTTGAGCTTGTCGGCGAGTGCTTCCCGCGCTTCCGTCTCGTGCCGGGACAGATCGTTGCTCCGAAGTTCTCTGGTGATCCTGAGGTGGCGGCTGTGATGGCGGCCAAGGCTGTCAACATCAACGAACACTTCCGTGCGATTGCCCTTATCGACGTGCCGACCGACACGGTTGATGTCTATTCCAAGGTCGCGGAATGGAAGAACAACAATAACGTCGTCGATGAGGCGCAGGTGACGTGTTGGCCGATGCTTGCTCTTTCAGGTACGGCGTATCACATGAGCACGCAGCTCATGGGGCTTATCGGCAAGGTGGACGGAGACAACGACGGCACACCGTATGTCAGCCCGTCGAACAATAACTTCCAGATGACTTCCACGGTCCTAGCGAACGGCAAGGAAGTCTGGCTCGGTCCTGAGACCGGTGCTTATCTGAACAGCCAGGGCGTCGTGACGGCGCTCAACTTCATCGGAGGTTGGGTGTGTTGGGGTAACCGCATGGCTTGCTACCCGGGCAATACGGATGTGAAGGATTCCTTCATCCCTGTGCGACGCATGTTCAACTGGGTCGGGAACACGCTTGTGCAGACCTTCTGGCAGCGCGTGGACGCCCCTCTGAATCGTCGTCAGGTCGACACGATTGTTGACAGCGCAAACGTCTGGTTGAATGGCCTCGCTGCTCGCCAGTACATCCTCGGCGGTCGCGTGGAGTTCCTTGAAAGCGAAAACCCGAACACCGATTTGATGGACGGCATCGCACGTTTCCACGTGTACCTTACGCCGCCGTCTCCGAATAGAGAGATCGACTTCATGCTTGAGTACGACGTGAACTATCTCTCGACCTTGTTCGAGTAAAGGAGGAATGAAGAATGGCAGGAAACAACAAAGTCCCTGAAAGATTGATCAATTTCAGGGTGTATGCAGAAGGCAATGACCTTCTGGGGGTTGCCAACGTTGAATTGCCGTCTCTCGAAGCGATGAGCGACACGGTCAGCGGCGCTGGCATTGCCGGTGAGGTGGAGAGCCCGATCTTGGGTCATTACGGCTCGATGACAACGACCTTCACCTGGCGAACGATTTCTGCAGATCTGACGCGACTTGCGGAGCAGAAGGCGCATGCGCTTGATCTTCGCGGGTCTCAGCAGGTTTACGACGCCGCACTTGGAGAGTACTCGACGGTTCCCGTGCGCGTTTCTCTTCGTGCAGTGCCGAAGTCGATCAGCCTTGGATCGTTCGAAGTTGGGGCCTCGACGGATAGCGAATCCGAATTTGAGGTGCTGTACATCAAGGTCGATGTTGGCGGCAAGACGCTCGTCGAGATCGACAAATACAACTACATCGCCCGATTCAACGGCGAAGACAAGCTCGCAAGCGTTCGCAAGGATCTGGGGTTGTCGTAACGAAAAACGCCGGTCTGCTTGAGATTGCCAGACCGGCAAACACCAATTAAAGGAGAAATCACATGAAGTACATCCTAACGAAAGAGTACGAGTTTGAAGGTACGAAGTACACCGAAGTCGAGCTCAATATTGATGAACTGACTGGGAAGGACGTGTCTGCAGCGAAGCGCGTTTGGGCGAAATCCGGTAATTATTCGCCGCTGATGGCTTCGGATTCTGACTTCTGCATTTACCTCGCAGCTAAGAGCGCCAAGCTTCCTGTGGAGTTCATGGAAAATCTGCCGGCCAAAGACTACTGCGCAATTGCTCAGGAAGTCTCGAATTTTTTGATGGGTTAGGGTTTGAAGATTCAGACCCGGACGATCAGATAAAAGACGCGTCGGTGGCAATCGCAAGAGTCATGCGTGGTAGTGCACTGGACTGGATGCATGAGCCATTGTCAGAACTCAGCTCGTGGAATCGTGCGATTGTTAAAAGGCTGGAGGCTGAAGAGCGTGCCAGCAAAAAGAAGTAAGGGGTGGATTCGTCCACCCCTACTTGATTAGGAGGGTAACGAATGTCAAAGGTCTATGACATTGCATTCCGAATCGCCGGCAAGCTATCGAGCCAGTTCACGGGCAGTTTCAAGAACGCAGAAAAAACGGTCGGTGTCTTCAAACAATCGTTGAAAGCGCTCAATGCAGGGGCTGCCAGTATGGAAGGTCTCATCAAACTACGCGAGCAGGTCAGTACCAATGCCAGAAGCGTAATCGATGCGACCAAAAAATTTAAGGGGATGCAGGCTCAGTCTGATCGACTGAATGCCAGAACCGAGACCCTTTCACGGCAATATGCGTCGGCAAAGCGTAGCGTGACTGTTTATGCAAACCAAATTTCCAAGTGTGGCGTGCCAACGCGCGAACTTGCTGAGAAATTTGCGCGTGCTTCGGAGAAGGCGAAGGCGCTTGAGGCAGAGCTCAAAGTAGCCTCTCGTGAGAGTAAGAGCTTCGCGGTGCAAACAAACGAAGCAAAAAACGCCTTGGAAAGGGCACGGGCTACGCTAGACCGAAACCGTTCGTCTCTTCGAGAAATGGACTCTCAGATGGGGACGACCGGCACGAAGATGCAAACGCTCATTGAGCGGCAAAACAACCTTGCCAAGGCTGCAGATCGCGCTCGACAAGCTCAAGAGAAACTTGCCAAAGTGCAGGGGCTGCAGGATAAGGTCAGCTCTGCACGGGCGTCGAGTACCGGTGCTCTCATGGGAATTGGTGCTACGGTTGCGGCTACGGCAGGCGCGCCGGTCAAGCAAGCAATGAACTTTGAAGACCAACAGGCCGAGCTTCGCAAATTCTCCGATGAATACAAGGAGGTTTTTGCAGGGATTCAGGATCTGTCTTTGAAGTACGCGAAGAGCACCGGAGACATGACGGCGATGGCCTCGAATGCCTTTCAGTCCGGGATCGCAAAAACGGGCGAAGAGGCTCTGAAGCTCATCGAAATTCAGAACCAGATGGCAATTGCCTTCGATATGACTGGCGATGAGGTAGGTTCTTCGTTTGCCGACATTCAGAGCAAGATGGGGATGACGATTGATCAAAGCCAGGAGGTTTTCGACATCGTCAATCAGATCGGCAATACCACGTCGGCTAAGTCAAAAGATGTTGTTGAGGTGCTTCAACGATCCGGTGGTGCCTTGGCCGGGCTTACCAAAATGTCAGGGAAGCAGATTGCTGCACTTGCCGGTGCCTTTCGTTCGGCTTCGGTGTCTTCTGAGACGGCAGCAACTTCGATGCAGTCTTTCATCAACACGCTGACATCTGGCTCTGGGGCTACGAAGGGGCAACGAGAAGCATTCAGCAAACTCAATATCGATGCTGAAAAACTGGCAAAGGCCATGACGAAGAGTCCGGAGAGCGCACAAAAGGCCATTCAGGATGTTTTGGCGCGACTCGGGAAATTGCCGAAGGCGGAACAGTCTCCGATGATCGGTGCGCTGTTTGGAAATGATGCGGGTATTAAAGCGGCAGTTGCGACGCTTGTTGATAAGCAGCACTTTGTAGGAGACAACTTTAAGCTCATTTCTGATCCTGCGAACTATGCGGGGTCGATGCTTAAGGAGTTTCAGGCCAGAGCAGATACGACGTCCAACTCGCTTGAGATTATGCAGAACGCCATCAAACTGGTGGCGGGTGGTATCGGGACGGCGCTTTTGCCAGCTGTTAGAAAGTCTGCAGAAAGCTTTGTTGCAAACAGCAAGGCAGTTATCACGTGGGTTAACCAGAACCAAGAGCTCATTTTGAGTGCGATGAAGGTTGCAGGGGCTGTTGTCGGGGCCGCTGCAGGATTTCACGTTTTGAGGTTGGGTTTGGCTTTTATAGCGAGTCCTGTTCTTTCCCTGTATAAGGGCTTCTTGCAGGTGCATAAGGCCGCCATCTTAATGAAAACCGCAATCATGATGGCTGGTGGTCCGATGAAGGCTTTGACAATTGGTGTCAGGGCGTTTGGTACAGCGATGAAGGGCTTGTTCCTAAATCCTGTCGGACTGGCGATCCTTGCTGCGACAGCTTTGGTGGCCGCAGGAGTCGCCATCTACAAAAACTGGGATGCGATCAAAGCAAAGGCGGTCGAACTATGGGCCATCTTTGCTGAAAAATTTCCAAACATCGCCGCGCTAGGACAGTTGCTTTGGACCGGTCTGAAGTACGCATTTGATGGAATTTCGAGTGTGTTTCAGTCTGCCTGGAGCGGTCTTCAGTTTTTGGGGAGTGTTTTCTCTACCTCCTTCTCGATTATGGTGAATGCCGCGAAAGTTTTTCTTGGCGGCATTGTTGATGTCTTTGCGAACGTTGCAGGCATTTTTGACAACATCATTGGTTTGGTAAAGAACGTCTTCACCGGTCAGTGGTCGGCGGCGTGGGACAACGTGAAGGGTATCTTCTCGAACGTTTTTGGCGCATTGGCCGGCATTGCGAAGGCACCGATTAACGCTGTTATTGCTCTCGTCAATGGAGCCATCGGTGCGATTAACGGAATTTCCGTTGACATCCCAGACTGGGTTCCTAAGTTCGGCGGGCAGAAGTTCGGCGTCAACCTTCCAACGATCCCTCAGCTTGCAGATGGCGGCATTGCTACCCGTTCGACGCTTGCAAATATTGGCGAAGGCGGCGAGCCGGAGGCTGTGATTCCTCTGTCGAAGCTCTCGTCAATGCTTGGCTCCGGGGTCGGCATGGGCGGCGGTATCACCGTCAATTTCGCTCCTGTCATCAACGTTTCGGGCGGCTCTGGTGATGTCTACGAAGGCGTGAAACGCGGCCTTGATGAAGGTCGCCGACAGCTTGAAAAGGACCTGCGTCGCCTTCTGGCGGATCAGCAGCGTCTGTCTTTTGCATAAGGAGGCGGGAACGTGAAAACGTATGAGACCCGCGCGATGGATACCTGGGACATCATTGCCAAGCGAGTCTATGGCTCCGAGGCGTTGATGGATCAGTTGATTCGCGCGAACCTACAGCACCGGAAGACGGTGTTCTTCAGCGCAGGCGTTGTGCTCAATGTGCCGGACATTGACGCGGAATCGGCTGAGTTTGCCGAGAACCTGCCGCCTTGGAAACGTCAGGAGGGTGCGCGATGAGTGGACCTATCCAGACCTATTTGAGGCTCCTCTTTACCGAAGCCGGCACTTCGGTGACGCAGGACATCCTGCCTGATCTTCTTTCCTTTTCATACGACGACAAGGAAACGAATGAGGCGGACGAAATCAGCATTACTTTGAAGGACCCGACAGGGAAGTGGGCGAGCAAGTGGAAACCGGACGGCGGCGAAGTCGTCCGCGCTTACATCGCATCGGGGACGGTTGACGGGAAGAAGGGGCGCGAGCTTTTCTGCGGAAAGTTCTTCGTCGATTCTCTCCGCACCAGTGGCTCCCC